CAAGGTAATGCCACCCAGCGCTTCAAAGCTAAATATAAAGAAATACCAACCTTAACTACACGAGTTACCAACCATGAACCTGCTGTAAGTTACTTGAAGCATGTTAACAGCTATGACGCTTACCTACGAGGCGATATAAAGATTAAGTACGCTCCTAAAGAAGACCGTGTACTGTTCTATAACTCTGAAGGAACAGGTGCTGTAGGTAGATCCTTACGCCCTGTTAGAGCTAAGTGGTGGAGCTATGGTGATCTATCAGAAGGTATACATGTAGGTACTGGTAAACATGCTGTACTTGTAGAAGATGTTGCATCAGCTTGTAGCGTATCTAACTGTGTCAATATGACCGCAGTAGCGCTACTAGGTACAAACATTACTAAAAGTATAGCTAAAACACTTAATAAGTACGAAAGAATCACATTAGTTCTTGACAATGACGCATCTCTTAAAGCAATATCCCTAGCAAGGAAGCTAAACATACAATGTAATGTGCGCTTTACCAAATTGGATTTAAAATATCTGGATACAGATAAGATACGAGAGGTCATTAACAATGATACACAGATTATCTAACTACTCTTTTGGCTTTTTTGGTATAAAAGTCTCTTCTTGGTGTAATACTATAAATTCGCCACCAAAATCTCTGTTGAAATAGATTTTAGTTTGCAGTAATTGCTGCATGTATTTTACAAATATATTTTATAGGAGATTGCCATGAAATGCCGTGGTATTGTGGTGCTAGATTACCAGATCGAGGGTGGCTTTTTAGAAGCTGCGGAAGAACAAAAGAAATTAGAAGATGCGATTGCATCTATCGTAAAAGGCAATAAGCGAGTTGTCTTCCATCAGGTGGATATGAAAGAGCGTCGAGGTGAACAATCACCAGATATTAAGAACATGAAATTTAGGAACAGCTAACTTACTGTTCTAAAACAATAAACAAAGAAAAATGCCCTGGTCGAAAGATTGGGGCTTTTTTTATTTCTACTAATGGTTATTACTAGGGGCATAATAAAATGTCACATGGAAGGGCAGAGCAGTGGAAATACAATTAATAAAGACGTTACTGAGTAATGACACTTACTTAAACACAAAACATAGATTACGCCGATCAATATTCTCAGATGAATTAGCACAGATTTATACCTTACTGGGTAAAGCTCATACTAAATATGAAACAGATATTAAGCCTGACGATCTGTATTCTCTTTGGTTAACAGAGAACCCTGTAGCAACAACCGCAGAGATAAATGACTTCAGGGATCTTGTTGATCAGTTAAAGTATGCAGATAAAATCACAGATACTATAGCTACAGATGTAATCGAAAGCTTATGGCGTAGAGAAATCGGTAGAGACATAGCCAACCTCGGTATCAATATGTCCGAAGGCGATACAACAGCGATGGGCAACCTTATATCCCTGCTTGAGCGTACCAAAGATTCGTACATGCCTGACGATTTCGGTGAGCCAACAACCGATGATATCTACGAGCTATTAGCTGAAACCTCTAATGATAATAGGTGGCAGTTCAACATAGAAACTCTTAGCCGCAATGTGTATGGAATCGGCCCAGCGGAATTTGGCATTATCTTTGCACGACCAGAAACAGGTAAGTCTGCATTAGCTGTAAGCTTTTGTGCAGCACCAGGTGGTTTTGCCCAACAAGGCGCAAAGATATTATATCTTGGTAATGAAGAGAAAACCACACGCACTAAGCTAAGAGCTATCCAAGCTTGTTCTGGTATGACCCGTGAGCAAATAGCAGACAATCCTGATCTAGCCATGAGCAAATACCTATCGATCCAAGACAGAATAGTCATGAAGGATGTTCAGGAGTGGGATTTAGATACAATCAATGGATACTGTGAAAAGATCAAACCAGATGTAATAGTAATAGACCAGGCAGATAAAATTAATATCTCTGGCAATTACAATGCTTCTCATGAACGCATTAGAGAGTTGTATCGAAGCTTACGTGAGTTAGCTAAGAGACATGACTGTGCATTGTTAGGTATCAGCCAAGCAAGTGCTGACGCAGAAGGTCGTACTCGTATAGATTTCTCGATGCTTGAAGGATCAAAGACAGGTAAAGCAGCCGAAGCTGATCTTATCATTGGTGTAGGTAAGCATAGTGCTGCTGAAGACGATAATCCTGACCACACAAGGTTTATAAACATAAGCAAGAATAAGCTAAGTGGTTATCACGGCTGCGTCATTTGCAATATCGAGCCTGAAGTAAGCAGGTACGTGGTATGAGCAACACTGGAAAAATAATATCCTGGTGGTCAGCGGGTGTAACATCTGCCGTAGCCTGTAAATTAGCAATTGATGAATTTGGTGACAGAGTAACTCCCATGTACTTTGCTATAGATAGCAGCCACCCAGATAATGATAGGTTCAAAAAACAATGTGAAGAATGGTATGGTGTAGATATTGAAGTTCGAAGGTCAGAAAAATACTTAGATCAATATGATGTCATTGAAAAAACAAAATATGTTAATGGGCCTTCTGGGGCAAGGTGTACGCTAGAATTAAAGAAAAAAGTAAGAATGCAGGTAGAGAAAGAGTGTTCTTATGATGGTCAGGTCTTTGGCTTTGAATACTCTAAGAAAGAAATAAACAGAGCATTACGCTTTAAAGAACAGTACCCCTCTGCTAAACCTCTTTTCCCTTTAATTGAAAAGAAAATTACAAAACCTGAAACTTTATATTTATTAGAACAGGCAGGTATACCTCGTCCTGAAATGTATAATTTAGGATATAAGAATAATAATTGTATTGGTTGTGTAAAAGGCGGCACGGGATATTGGAATAAAATACGCATAGATTTTCCAGATCATTTCAATCGGATGGCTGAATTAGAACGTAAGATTGGTAGAAGTTGTATAAAAAGTGATTTCTTAGACGAATTAGATCCAAATAAAGGACACAAACAAAAGATAGTTATGCCTGATTGTGGTAACTTCTGTGACATTGAATTTTCAGAACTAGAACACCCACAACTAGAACTTTTTACTAACTACCCTGAATTATTGAGGGGAGATAAGTAATGGGAAAACGATCAAACTTTGAAAGAAATCCAAGAGATTATTATAGAACACCTCGTGAGGCTGTATTTCCTATTTGGCCTTACCTACAAGATCATCAAACTTTCTGTGAACCTTGTGCAGGAGATGGTGCATTAATCAGATCACTACAAGAGATTGGACTAACCTGTTCAAGTGCATGGGACATTGAGCCACAATCTAATGGTATTGATATCCAAGATGCCTGTGATCTTAAAGAAGAGCATTTATACGATGCTGATCTAATCATTACAAACCCACCGTGGGAGCGTAAGCTTCTGCATCCTATGATAGAACGGTTCTCAGACCTCAGACCCACTTGGCTGCTGTTTGATGCTGATTGGATACACACCAAGCAATCCATTCCATTCATGCCTCGCCTAAGAAAGATCGTAAGCGTTGGTCGTGTGAAATGGTTCGACAAAACCGCAGGTAAAGATAACGCATGTTGGTATTTGTTTGACCGCCACGACGAAACTTATGCAACGAGATTCTATGGGAGAACGTAATGAACATATTAGTATTGGATTTAGAAACAACCGTCCAGAAGATAGGTGGTAAGACGGATAATAGCCCGTACCATCCTGATAATAAATGTGTGAGTTCTCATACTTCTCGTGTTGAGCTAGAAGGCATGTCCAAGGTAAAAAACCTAGTCTTTCATCATAATGAAAAAGATGTGCCTGATAGCCCAGCGCCACTACAAGACGAACTCAATTGGGCTACACTTTTGGTATGCCAGAACGCTAAGTTTGATGTTACCTGGTTATTAGAAATGGGCTTTGATATCCCTGACCAGGTCTATTGCACTATGATAGGTGAATACATCCTATCTAAAGGTCAGAAGCGTCCGTTGTCGCTCAAAGCAATAGCTGAACGCAGAGATGTTACACGCAAGAAGTCTGATCTTGTTGATGATCTATTCAAGAGTGGTACAGGCTTCGAGGCTATGCCTTTAGCTACTGTTATAGAATATGCAGAAGCTGACGTTATATCCTGTGGTGAAATCTATCTGGATCAACAGGACGAGTACGCAGCTAAAAGCAATAGGTCATTAGCAGAGACAGTAAAGCTGATGAACGAGATGCTTTTATTTCTGGTTGAGATAGAAAGAAACGGCATAAAGATTGACCTTAATGTACTTGGGGATATTAAGAACCAGTTCCAACAAGAACAACAGGATCTTAACAAACGCTTAGAAGAGATAGTCGAAGAGGTTATGGGCGACACGCCTATTAACTTAGCGTCAGGCGCTGATATGACTAAGGTTGTATATAGCCGTGAAGTACTTGATCGTAATGACCATAAACAGGTATGGAACATTGGTGTCGGGCCTACTGGCAAACCACTATATCCACCACGAATGAACAAGAGTGAGTTTAGAAAAGCTGTTAGAGCAACGACTAAAATCATTCAACGTACTGATGTTATATGCTGCGATGCTTGCGATGGGCGTGGTCGTATACAAAAGTTTAAGCAGATCACTCGTACAAAGATGGGCAAGAAGTATCGTGTTCAAGGTGATCCATACAAGAATCTATCTAAATGCCCTGCTTGTTTAGGTGTTGGGGCTTTCTATAACCCTAATGGTATAACAGCAGGTCTAAAGCTTAATCCTGCTACACCTTCTGATGCTTCTATAAACGGATTCAAAACAGATAAAGTTACTATAGAAAGATTGATCTCTCAGGCTGAAAGTAAGGGCAATGATATAGCTGTAGAGTTTCTAACAAAGAGCAGCAGACTAAACGCTGTTAATGTTTACCTCGATAGTTTTGTTAAAGGGTTTGAAACATGGACACGATCAGATGGTATATTGCACACGCAGTTTACCCAGTGTGTTACAGCCACGGGTAGGTTATCCAGTACAGCACCCAACATGCAGAATGCTCCGAAGCGTGGGTTTCCTGTACGCAAGGCTGTTGTAAGTCGATTTGAAAACGGAACAGTTGTTGAAGCAGATTTCAGTTCTGTTGAGTTTGTACTCGCAGGGGAATTATCTAGGGATACTCAAATCATATCTGATGTAATTAACGGCAAAGATTTACACAAGCAAACAGCTACAATTATAAATCAATGTGATGTTTCTGAAGTTACAAAAGAGCAACGCCAAGCTGTAAAGGCGCATTCGTTCGCCCCCGTTTATGGTTCGACAGGGAATCAATATGAGGGTCATACAAAGCAATATTACACTGAGTTTTTTGAAATATATAAAGGGCTTGCTGAATACCATAAACGATTAGCAAATGGTGTTCTAAAGAATGGTATCGTGCAAACACCTTCAGGAAGACAATTCTTTTGGCCTAACGTAAAAAGGCTAAAAGGTAATCGTACTACCTTCTATACACAGATAGTTAATTACCCTGTCCAATCTAGTGCAGCGGATTTAATGCTCCTGTCATGTGTACGTGCTTTCCGTAAGTTTAAAGAGCTTAAACTAAAATCTTTATTAGTCCTGACTGTGCATGATTCCATAGTCTGTGACGTGTATCCTGGTGAGCTAGAGCAAGTAAAAGAGGCTCTAACTTGGGCAATGGTTGGTGTGACTGAAGAAGCCGCCCAGCGCTGGGACTACACTTTCGCCCTACCCTTAGAAATTGAGATTTCTGGAGGAAAAAACTGGCTGGAACAAAACGAATACACTTGACTTGTGCCACCTAGTAATGCCATAATATAATACCACATAACAAAAAGGTTCTAACATGAACGAATTAACACAAATCGACAGCAGCGAATTAGCAGAATTGGCTGAAATATTAGGAACAGAAGTACCAACAGGAAGCAATAAATCTGCTTTGGTCAGAGTTCCTGAACTAAAAATTAATGCGAAGTCTCGTAATAAAATTACCAA